GCAGAACGGTAATAATCCCTTCTCTCTGGTTCTAATTTTTCTTTATCTATGTATGTGTAATTGTAAATCTCTCCTATTAGCGGTCCCCCACACATTCCTTGAATGAAGAATTCAAACTCATATTTCTTTTGAAGGTCAGAAATTACATCTAAAACAATTCCTATATCTTCCCAATGAGAAGATGCTCCACTATATCCTATTTTTAATTTCTTATTATTGTCTTTCCTATCTTTAAATCTTGCGAAATTTAGTGCGTTGGGCACAACTACTACATTTTTATTAAATCTTTTAACTCGTTTCTTTAGAATGTCTGTAGTAACGGTAACCACATCTGCCGCCTTAATAAGCGATATATATTGTTCTGTTACTTTTTTGACATCTGCATGACAAGGATTTCCCGGATTTACCGTCAAATAATCATCATCTGTATCATAAACTACTAAAACGTCTTTTTTCTGAAACTCTTTTATTTGTTGTATTGGGTCAAAAGGATAAGTCCTGCTATAAACTACTACGTCTGGAAAATCAAAAAACTCCTTATCCATACTATTGGCAGCAACAAAGAATTTAACTTCGTGCCCCCTTGCTATTAACGCTTCTGCTGGCATCATGGAACGATAGAACCAAGAGCCTCCCTTAAATGCATAAGGTGATGCTAATGCGTAAGATATTTTCATTTATCTTTTAAAAATTTAATTATTTTATCGAGTTCGTCAATTTCTACCTGAAATTCTTTTAATTCGTCTTCCTTCCCCTTATCTCCGTTAGCTATACAATCAATCAAAAACGACTCTACTACCCTATATCTTTTGAGAAGTAATGTCTTCTCTTTTAGTATTTTTTTTATAATATTCATAAAGTTTTTCTCCTGGAAGGAGAGGGTTTCCCCTCTCCAATCCGTTAGAGATTTAGTTACGCTGTTAACATAGCGTTTAAGAACCTAGCCATATTATTGTGTAATACGCCATCTCCCCAAACTGTTGAGGCGATAAAGTTCTTACCGAGTTTCTTCGGTTCTTCTTTGATATCCATCTTAGGAGCTCTTTGCATTATTAAATCAATGCATTTACTCTTTCCAATATAACACTTGCTTGTAGGCAAGTTATTGGAAATGTAAATATGAAATCCCAAGAAATCTCCCGCATAGCCGTTCTTCAATGAAGCGTCAGCCACATTAAATCCCTTTTCTATGCCTGCAAGTTCGATAACGCCAGCTACTTCTGGACCAATAACAGCTACCCAGCTACCATCTTGTTCAACGTTCCCTTTGCGTAACCATTTGGTTGCGGCATTGAAAACCTGGACAATGGTAGCACTTGTTGCCGTTATAGCGGTAAGACTAGCTGCTGCAGTTGTTCCTGTAACATAGTCTGAACCAGATATTCCTAAAGCGGAAACACCAATAGTATTAGTATTCTCTAATACTGCTGTATCAATTAAATTACTTAACTGATAAGATGCATCGTTAGCCAGTTCTGAAGCATAGTTAAGGCTCGCCTGTAACATCTCAATGTCGTCGACATAGAAAGCACTGATGTACTTTTGGTCGATTGTAATTGTGTCATCTGTTGCAGTAGCACCTGTAACAACGATATCTGTTCCTGCTACATAGGCGGCTGTTCCAACATTTGAAACATACATCCTATGAATAACATCGCCATCTTTAATCTCGTCTCTAAGTTCTGTGCGAGCAATCTTAAAAGCCACTAAAGACTTCTCAAGATTTACCTGCATTTTTGCGCTCCAAACTTCTCTGTTTAAAGCATCCCATGAACTTCCTGTTGCCATATTTCTTTCGTTCCCGTCCTAAACTACCAACCAATCTTTTTGAGAAATGTTTCTTTGTCCTTAACGGACATCTTTCTTAAATCTTCGTTAGTAACATCACCTACAGATTTCTCAGTAGGAGATTGCTTAGTTGAGGGTTCGATTTTTGATTTCTCATCCTCGACTTTCTTTCTTTTCGCTGCAATGTATAGCTTAGCTTCTTCAGTATCAGCAGCATCCTTAGGAGAAATACCTTTAGATTTAGACATCATTTGAATGAAGTCTAATTCCTCTGGGTCATATTCTTTTAACGAAGCAACAGTTTTGGCAAGAGTAAATACATCTTCTGGTGTTTCCGTTGGAGTCTCTTTTGGAGTCTCCTCTGGTTTTACCTTCAGTGCTTTTAGCTCTTCCTCCGCCTTCTTCGCGCGGGCATACAACTTTCTGTTTTTCTCTTCAAGTTTATCTGGAGTAGCCTTAGTCGAATCATCTTCGTTAGAAGAATCTTCTAGAGATTCGTTTTCGTCGAGGTTCTCTTCCTCGGTAGTTTCTATGGTTTCTTCAGTATCCATTTTTTTTAAGCGTTAATGAATAAAACGACCTTTTAGTGTTTTACGGGTTATCGCTTCCCCTTTAATTTTAATCCCACTTACCCCTGGTGCTAGTCTTTTTCTTCCGTTTTAATAATTCTAAATCTCTAAGAACTCTTGCTAATACAGAGACAGCCTTTAAAGAAGACTTCCCCTCCATCTCAAAATCATCTTTATTATATTTCCTGCTATCCGTTAATCCAGAAATCAATTCTTGAAATAAATCTTTTAGTGCCTCGCCTTCGCTTGAGGCAGCAAGTCTTTTAAGAAGTTGTGTTCTTTGTTCTTTATCCATTATATTTGGGTTTGTTGTGTTCCGCTAATTGCACTGTTTGGCATCGACGGTTTGGACACACCTCCGCCACCTCTCTGTGGAGCTCCAGCACTTAACATCTCATCAGCAGGACTCTTGATGTCCTCTGAGGATATAATATCATAAGGGTTTAGTCCTCCCTGTTCTAAGAGGTAGAAGAATAATTTCTTCTTTGCTGGGTCTTGTAGTATCGTTGGGTCAGACTGTATTGCTTGCATTGCCATCATTGTATTGGCTGCCTTAACTCTTGAATCAGTTGATTCTCCAACTATACTTATGTCAATCTTATATTTAAGATTATCATAGAATTTTGCAGGAATAGTCAATACCTTTTCTTGTCCCTGCTTTATTAGCTCACCAACTGCTGATTTCATTATATCAAATTGTGCCCTAGTAGGAATACTTTGTTCCCTTGCTACATAATTTAGGAATTCATCATTTGCTTTCTGCTCTATCATTAAGGTGTTAATCTTATCTAGGTCTTCTCCGGCTATTCTTAAAACGTGCTCTGTGCTATTCTGTTTCTTAAATCCCGGGATAATCACATCATAAAGTAACGTCTTGACTTCCATCGCAATGTCCTCTCTAATTTGGTCAAAGTATGAGCTTACCATTCCCGCTGCTAATTGTGCAGAGCCCAATGGTGTTCCTGCCGGCAATCTCTCTCCACGATTCACATCATAAGAGAAAGTAAGTTCGTCTCTATTCTGCATCCACCTTTGTATCTCCTGGGAATAATAAGCCAAGTTCCTATCGGCCATGTCCACTTGAGTTAAAGGGTCTTCTACAATGAGAACATCTCCATTGTCTACGTCAGTCAATAGGTTGCTCCCGAGTCCTTCGTCCCGTGTTTGCCATAACCGTAGCGTAGACCAATAGGACGACTTAGCTTGTTGATTAGAAATCTCATTTACCCTTACCTGGGGGTCAAATATTATTTCAACCCTTCCTATGCCTAGCCATCTGCCTGGGATTTTCTCCCAATGGAATTCTCTGTAAGGATGAGACTTTACTGGTTTCTCTTCTAATAAATATCCTTGATAGGGGGTAACGACATCATGTTCTATAATGTCTTTTCCAACATCTGCCAATAATGTTCTTTTGTAATCGTAAGTTCCATTTTTCTCTACTTCTCCATATCTCTCATAAACCTTGATATATGGCACATCCATTGCTCTAAAATCTTTCATTACTTTCTCTATATTATCCCAGCCCTTTTCTTTCCCCGTCTTTCTAAACTCCATTGGAGTATAGTTATGAACCTCTATTATGTATCCAGACTTATCTAAGCTGTCAGCTGATTGCTCAACTACAAAGTTTCTAAGGTCTACGAAATGAGGTACGTTATCTATGATTTTTAATACGACTGAGCCGAAAATTGGTAACTCGTGAAAAAGCCTATTAAGAGTCTTCCCAAAGCCCTGGTCTTTCATCCAAAACTTTAAATCCCTTTCAAAGAACCAAGTCTTCAAAGGGTTTCCACCACCGGCTGTTTGTATTCTAATATCTTTTGTATCAAAATCTACTGCTTTAGCAGCAACATTACAAGGATTCCTTGTTATGTTATTAAAGTATTTTTTATCTCCCTGGTCGTCTATGTCACCAGATTGATATTTAGAATTATAGTAAAGATAGATTTTATTTATTGTATCTCTCTGGTTGAATTCATAACCATCAACAATCTTTATTGAGTTATCATTGAAGTCATCTATCTCTTTTCTTATTGTGTCTAATGTATTCATTGTCTTTTTCCCTTTCTCTTTAAAGAGAAACTCTTTAATGTTCCATATTTAGCTAAGTGACGTTTTCTTCTTTCGGCAGTTGTTCTTGGTTTTCCATTTGGCATATTATTTATATTGAAACCGTTTAATTTTTCTATGAGACCTTTTTGCCTCTATTCTTTGCTTTTTCTTGAGCGTACCGGGGGTTAATTCCCAATAAGCAAGCATGGTTGACATTACATCGTCGTCGTGAAACCCTCGTTGAGCTCCAGCACCTTTCTCTCTTGCAGAATCAGACCAGACAAATGTTTTGAATTCATCGATGGTCTTTCTGTCGTAAATCTCTATGAAATCTTTTCTTAATAAATCCTGAAAATTATCTATTAGAGCTTGTTTTGATTGGTAGTTTGTTTTCCAACCCAATTTCTCTTGTTCTTTATCCCATCTTTCCTCATAGGTTTTACGCCTATAAACATTTAAGTCTCTTATCTGTAGCAGTAAGGCTTGCCCTGCGGCGTTTACTTCTGGGATTATCAAAGGTTTATGATATTTGTAGTATAGAAAATTAACCTTATTCCCCAGTGCGAATATCGGGATATACCCATTAAACTTAGCTACCTTCCTGCCATCTTCCGTTATGATTGTTATTGATGATGGGTCTACTTGTCCCTCTGATGGGTCAATGCCCATTCTGTATCTCATTCCTGGTATATACTCTTCCCATATCTCACAGCCTTCTTCTTTGCTTTTTGGTCTTTTAGCCAGTGTTTCCAGTTTGGTAATATATTCCTGTCCAAACACTGCCCTATCTGTGAGTACGTCGGGAGACCATTCTCCGTAAACATATCTCTTAATCCATTTTTCAGTATGATTCATCTGCTTATCTATGTAATCTTTTGGCAGATGCTTATTATCAAATAACGAACCTTCTAGTAATAAATTGTTTAACTTCTTCTTGGGAGGCATCCATCCTTCATCTGTTCGGACAAGACCCTTTTTAAAATAATGATAAGCCCAAAAATTAGCAGGGTTGGTAGTCATATTGCCCTGTCGCAATAAAACATTACCCTCTCGCCTTAATCGTGTGCCTAGTGCATCAAATACATTGTATTCAATCTCCTCCAGCTGGTCTATAAAGAATGCTCCGAGGTTCAAGGATTTTACTTTCTGTTCTGCTTTCTTAATATCTCCCTCGCTACCAGTCTGGAGGGCATCTAAACCAAAGAGAAGTATCTGAGAACCATTAGAGAAATTGATAACAGCATCTTTAACTCGATGTGCATACCAACTGCTCGGAAGCAAGTCAAATAAATCCGGTAATACAGCTCTATCAATGTCACTTAATGTCTTTCTTCCTAAAAGAATACGATTTCCTGGGAAGAAAAGGCTTAATAATATCAATTTAACGTACAGTGCTAAACTCTTTCCACAATTATGTGTTATAAAATCATTGTAAGATAAGAAGCAGCTGCTTTCGTTGTCTATCGTTATATCGTAAGTATCCATAACTCCCAGACTCTCATATCCGTCAATTCTATCTTTCCTATAATCTCTTTGCTGCTTTCCACTATTTTGTTTTCTTTTCAGGGCACAAGGAACTTTACAATTTAAAGCAGAGTAAACCCTATAATAATCAGTGTCGTCTATTCTTTTTATATTTACTGTCGCCTTTCCACCCAATTCTTCTACTAATCGTTTGAATCCATCAGATAATCGTTTTTCTTTATTTACAAATTCATATTTGCCAGTATATTGATATCCATCCGTATCTATAAGCCCGGCAAGTAATTCTAATCTGTTTTTTCTGCTTGTTCTAAAATATTCCTCTGGTATAAACTTATTACCAGA